TACCCTGCCACTATAACACAAAGTGTACTAAAAATACAAATACCAAAGGGTATTAAACCCATTCCGGTTTTCTGCTTGGGATTTTTTTGTAGTTGTTTTTCACCCATGCTTTAGATGCAATGTATTTTTTGTATGCAGTAAAGATATCAACACTTGTATCATATTTAAATTCATCCGGTCCAGCAAACACAAAGTTTTTTGGTTCTTTTCCGGATCTACCTGTAGGGTCTGCATATGGAAAAATTTGATTTGCATACGCAAGAGTGTGTAGGCAAGAGTGAATCTTGCCATATCGATTCGTATATTCCTCACATAAAGCAAGACCGTGACGAATCACCCATCTCCAGTTCATTACGAATTCACCAGTCCAAATAGTACATGGATGATTCCTAAATGCACCCTTTTCAGTCTTATATGGTTTACCATCAATCTTAGGAAGAGTACCAAACCCATGACCCCATTTATCAGATGCTACAATAGCGAGCATTTGACAGCATTCTAGAGGCATTTTGACAATGTGTTTGTCGGGTAGAACCACTGCTGAAGCAATGGGATCGGGGTCAGTGACAAAGATGTTCATTCTAAAGGTCTTTCAAATTCATGACAAATAATATCAGTCGCCTCAAGCGACTGCTTCAAGAATTCTACACCCTTCTCTGGTGTAGAGTGATCACCACAGGTAAAAGCGTCACATACTGCCATACCTTTTTCTGGCCAAGTATGAATACTCAAGTGACTTTCAGCAAGCATAGCAATACCAGTAAGTCCTTGAGGTTCAAACTTATGCACATTTAAATCAAGGAGAGTTGAGTTACATTCTTTTGCAGTCTTGAAGAGCAACATTCTCATAAACTCCTTGTCTTCCATGAGATCTACATTACACCCTTTTAAAGTAAAGAGAATATGTCTCATTAGTTGTTAGGTTCAAGTGCAATAAAATAACGAATGCCTTTGCCCTTAAACAACGCTACATTTTGTTTACTAATGGTTACATCATAATCATCCTGAAGCAGTTTAAGATTCTCAACTTTGAAGCAATAACAAAACTCACTATCACTTTCTCCTACTTCAACAGAATAACTGTTAGATGTTTCATTCTTTTTATCAGTTACACAAAGGTTCATTGTTTCACCAGAACTAAACAAACAAAGATCTGGCAATTGATAGATATTAGCAGCTTCACTAATTTTTTTTAAGACACCTGCTTCTAGTCGAAATTTTACATCCTCAGAAGGAATTTTAATTTCTTTCTCCGGAGGTTGTGTAATAATATCAGGATCAGCATAAAAGAATCGTGACTTTGATCGACCACTTGAATCACTTACAGTGACATAATTTGATTGAGTAGTATCGATCTTTGGTGAATCGAAGATAGACAAACCACCCAGAAATGCTCCCAGATCGTAAATACTAATTTGCGACTCAAACTGCTCATCAACATCAGCAATAGCAAGAATATTTTTGTTGATGCTAAGTGTAGAAACCTGATTACCAGGTTTGATAACAATCGATTTATTGATAGAACAAAAGTTCTTAAGGATGCGAATTGTGGACTTTGAAATTACGGTCATTGAGGATACGTTTCAGTAGGTGGTGCAGATTTGTCGCTGAAATAAAGAAGGAGGAGACCGTAGTGAAGGATCTTGATGATATCACGACGGGCAGTACCCTTCTTATCATATCGGGATGCATACTTGAGGATGTTACTCCTACAAAATGCTTCAGCATCTCCACAGGCATCAATCAGATCTAGCGTCTGGACACTATCATCGCCAGTTGCATAGTGCTGATTGTATGTGCCAATGATATAGTCTCTGAGCTCCTTTAGGAGCTCATCTTCATTGTACTTCATAATCAGATGGTTTCTTTGTTTTCATTGTACTCGGAATCCTCTCCTGCGTCAACCTTTGTATAAAGATCTAGGAAGGATTGCTTAGTGTCATCATCAAAACGATTAACACACTTAGTAATAGCGTCCAAACGATCACCGAAGATACGATATGCCTGAACGATATGAACCAAACGACGAGTGGTAATGACCTCATCAACCCCACCGTCAAAGAATGTCTTGCGGATCACACCTGCCCACTTAACTAGATTGTCAGCAAAAGCAGCATCACATCCAGCGTTCAACAAAATTTTAGTTTCGATTGTGGCGCTAGGATATTCCTGCTCAAAGGTTACAGGGAAACGCTCAAGGAATGCTTCATTGAGAATATTTGTTCCAACAAAGCGACCGTCATCGCTGCCTTTACCTTTAGTATTTGCAGTTGCAATAACATTGAATCCTTTAGCGGGTTGTACATATTTACCGATTTTCTTAAGGAAAACACCTTTACCCTCAAGTACGGATTGCAGACACAAGATTTTGTTGGATGCTAGATCAATTTCATCTAGAAGGAGTACAGCTCCACGCTCAAGAGCTTCGATGACTGGACCGTTATGCCAAACAGTATCACCATTGACAAGACGGAAACCACCAATAAGATCATCCTCATCCGTTTCGATTGTGATGTTGACACGAATCAACTCTCGTTTCGCTGCAACACACGCTTGCTCAACGGACAGAGTTTTGCCGTTGCCAGAGAGACCCGTGATGAATGCAGGGTAGAATAGACGGGATTGAATAATTTTTTTAATAGAACTAAAGTTGCCAAACTGGACGAAGGAATCATCTTTTTCAGGAATGTAATTTACAGCAGGTGTTGCCGAGGGTGCTTCATATGCCTGTTCAATTTCTTGAACAGTCAAGTTCCAAACACCCGTACCGGATTTGTAAGACTTGAGACGCTTGACAGCGGTAGGATAAGATACTCCCAGCGAATTTGCTGCTTCGCGAATATCGCTGCAACCAACCTCAGAACCAACTTTGTCGGTAAGGTATTGAACGAGTTGTTCAGTTGTAACGGGATTTGGTGCGAAAGGCATGTGTTTGTTTGTGTCTATACAGATATTATAGCAGAAGACCTGCCGCTTGGACAGGTCTGAGGACAGTTATTTATCCGTACACTGCTGTCACACTCATGACAGTAGCACCAGGATTTCGTGCTAAAGCGATTTCTTTAGCGTGTTGATAATCGCGAGCAGTGACTTCTTCAGTGAAAACAGTACCAGCGACATAAAGAGTGACTTCAATTCTCATGCGATTTGCTCGATAAATTTGTTAAGGATAGTTTTGTTTGCCATCTTGGAACCCATATGCTTTTTAAAAGCACGGGTAAGTTCTGCTTTAGTAGCAACATCTTTTTTAGTTTTTACCTCAAGATCCTGAGAAGACTCACCGATACCCTTTGATGGCATATAAAAGGATTCGGTAAATCCAACTTTGTTGCCCATAGTAGCAAACCTTTCTTTTTTCCATTGCATATCAATGGAAGTAGCGTTCATAGGATCATAATCCCGAACAAGTCTAGAAAGTTCGCTTTTATTACAAATTCGGATACCTACCCAATTGTAATCAGTAATTTCTCTCATAAAAGATACAATTTCTTTCGTTGTATTGTAAGGAGATACATCAAGTTTACGAGAGTATCCAGTAATAGAATCTCTAAGAATAAAAACTTTGTACCTATTGTGACAAAGATATGTGCCTCTGAATTTTTTTGTTTGATCGTAGTAGTAACCTTCTGGCATCGCTTGAACATAAGCAAGAGGATTTGATTCGCCGTCAGTGAGACAAACAACATTTACTTTAGTGACATTTTCTACTCTTTTAAGGCGATTAACAATCTCCCTAGTGCAATAAATTGCTTCAGTTAAAGGAGTTCCACCAAGACCATACTCGGGATGAGAGGACAGACGATATCCACCCATGGCAAAAATATTTGTAAATATAAGTTCCATAGATTTTTCTAACGACTTGATATTTTGTCTAGATGAGAAGAATTCAAGAAGTTTAAAATCGTCGTGAACATGCAAATCATTTTCATTTGAATTCAATTCAAACTCCGTAGATTCACCACGCCGAGCACCGGATTGAAATGCCAGTACGCGAAAAGGAATGTTTGCTTTCTTACAAAACCAAACAAGATTATATGTTTGTTTGATTGTATCAAGTAAAACATCACACATAGAACCAGACCAATCTACAAGCATTACCAGTCCATGATTTTTCCCCTCAGGAATAATAGTAACTTTCTTAAAGATATCATCCGTCAATTTATATTTGAATAATTTGTTGGTGTTAATAACACCAGTCTTAGAGGTTGCAGCGCGTTTGTATTCATCAGCAGACTTTTTCATTTCAAACTGTTTTACAAGATAGTTTACAGTTTTGACAGAATCTTTTTTATAAGTTTTATATTTTTGTTTTGCATATTCAACATTACCATCATAATACCTCTGTTCACTTTCGTTATCAAACTTTCTACTGAAAAAAGTATCTAAATCATTTTGAATTGTTTGATATGAAATTAAAATTTTATCCAAGTCTGGAGATGGCATATTCAAATACACCCACTCTTTAGCATTATCATCAACTAGATTCTCCAAAGAATCCCTGAGGGCAGATTCTGTAACAGATTCGGTCTCATCATATTCATAACCAGGTGCATCAAGATCAACAATATCCTCTTGCTTTGGTTGACGATCTAACGAATCAACATCAGTAAACTCTTCTTCGTTTTCAAAATCTTCAAAGTTTTCATCACCATCGGAATCAGATTCCATTTCCTGACTCGGTGTTTCAGATTCTTCAGAAGAATCTTCTGAGAAACCATCAACATTTTCAGGAGTTTCAAGATTTAATTCTTTCTTTTCCTGTTGCTCATGAGCATATTCATACAACTCAGCAGCAAGATCCAAAACATCTTGAAAAGTTTTAGTCTTGGATACGCGACTTACCCAAATTTGTTCAGAATCAGAAAAAGGAATTTCACCATTCCCTTTGAAAAATAAATTAATTCTATCAATCAGGGGAAGGTTGTTCAAATCTTCATGTTTGACTCCAAAGAAATCATCTTCCCAAAGTTCTTTATATCCATCA